TGCATGTTCATCAGAATCTTTATCAAAATCTAAAACATGAAAGTCAGGTCTACCATTAGTACCTGCTGCTACTGTAGATAAATCTGCACAACCTGCGTTATCTCTAGGAGTCATAGCTTGTGCTGGAACCCATATATTTTCTACTCCTGCTTTTTTAATTAAAGAACCTTCAATAGTTACCTCACCTGATGCAGACCTTGCTAAGGTAGTATCTGATGCGTGTCCTAAATTAATATCACCAGTTCTTACTGCACCTGTTGTTGATATAGCAGATGAACCTGTGTCAATAGTGCCAAACCCAGAAGTAATTGAACCTGCGTTTAAAGCACCACTTGTTGTTAAATTGGCTAATGTAGTTATATTAGCTTGAGTACCTGATGTTACTGTAGCTGCTGTACCACTTGTGTTACCAGTTACGTTTCCAGTTAATGTTCCAACGAAACCTGTAGCAGTTACCTTACCCGTACTTGGGTTGTATGTTAAAGTGCCATCTGATTCTAAACCTATGTCGCCACCATCAACATCACCACCTGCTGTAAATATAATTGCATTGTCTTCATCTGTAGATTCGTTATCTGTAATTGTAACTGTAGTAGCTACTGCTGCTGTTCCAGAGTAACCAGATGATGTAATTGTACCTAGTGATGCACTTGCATCTTTAAATGTAATTGTTCCACCATCTGCGTTTAGTTCTATGTTTGCTTCAGCATCAAGAACAATGTTGCCTGAACTAAGTGAATCAATCTCTGCTATCTTAGGTGTGGTTAATGTTTTGTTAGTAAGGGTATCTGTTGATACTAAAGATACTAAAGTTGAGCTTGAACCTGCTGGTAGTGTAAGAGTGTTTGTTACAGCTTCACTATGAGCTTGTGCTTTAATAGTCTGCCCATGTGAGTTGCTTTCACAATTTAATATAATACTTCCGGGATTAGTGTTACCTCTTACCTCAATTAATCCTGTACCATGTGGTGCTAATTTTATATTTCTATTACTAGCACCCGTTACTATTGAATTTGTAAGAACATCTAAATCGCCACCAAGTTCTGGTGTAGAATCATTTGCAACGCTGGCTATACCACTTGATGTAGCAAGACCAGATACAACTTGTGACCTAGCAACTTTTTTAAGTCCACCACCTGATGTGTCTACTGCTAAAAATACATCATCATCTGCTATAGATGATATTTCTGAAAGGCTACCTACTGCTGTTGGGTTAAAATTAGTACCATCTGCAATTAACAACATGCCTGATGTGTTAGTACCCATAACTAGGTCATCACCTGTTATAGTAAGGTCACCACCAACAGTTACATCGCCTGTAGTTGTTACTGTATCTATATAAGCATCTTTCCATCTAACACCAGTAGTACCTAAATCTACATCACTATCTGATTGTGGACCAAAAATATTATCAGCTAGATATACTTGTTCTACGTTTGCTGCGTAAAAATGTATTTCATCTGCTGTTTCAAAATCAATTTTAGTTTGGTCATCTTCACCAATTTTTATGTCAGTAGCAAGTAAAGATGTTATTGATGTTACTGCACCACTAGTTACTACTGCTGTGCCACCAACTGTGATTGCATCAGCTTCTACTGTGCCGTCAAAGTGTCCGTCTTTAAATTGCAAAGAAGATGAACCTAAGTCTATGTCATCATCTGTTACAGGTAATAATGCACCATTAGTAAGTTTAATTTGGTCTGCACCATCTGCTCTAAATAAAATTGTGTTGTCAGTTGCAAAGTCTATGTCATTGTCTGCATCTCTACCAATTACTAATGCTGTGTTAAGAATAGAAGTTACACCTGTTATAGCATTTTGCCATTCTGGAGCCGTAGCACCAGAGTTTACCATAAGAACTTTACCTGCTGTACCTATACCTAATCTTGATAAAACTGTAGTTGAAGAAGCATAGGCTAAATCACCTGCTGCTTGACTATCAAATACATGTCCTGTTCCGTCAGTTGATTCAAACTCTGATTGAGATATTTGAGAACCTACCGATTTATGTTGAAATTCATTTGCCATTATGTAGTTTTAACCTCCGTCATTTCTAACGTAAATACTCTAGTCTGCTCTGGAGCAGTATTCCTATTAGCATACACTCTACTTGATATTAAGTCATCCGTGTATCTAAGATTTACATGGTGAGAAGAGCCATCTATATCTGTAAATAATACGAATGGTTCTTTTCTTAAAGTTTCTAAATTTGTTATGTCAGCACTTGATAAACCAGACTTTACAGTTCTTCTAAGCTGTAAACTTCTTTTATCTGTTAATTTAGCAACTGCTGTCCATTTTCTATAATCAATAGGATTCCAAGCTGCATGAAACACCAAAGCCGTTATTCTTGGTGCAGAGCTTGTTACATTACTTGTAAATTGTAATTTAAATCTTATCCTATCAAAATTAGTTAATGTACTTAATGTACTTGTTACAGTTTGACCAGAGGAAGTAAATTTACCATCACTACCCCAAGTATTCCAACCTGCACTATCATCATCTGAAGCATCATCTGTTTTATAAAACACAGTTACAAATTTATTAGAATCTAAATTTAAACCAGTTAATGTAAGTTTTACACCTGTTTTATTTACATCTGGAAAATTAAAGTTTACAAAAGGTGAATAAAAATTACCGGTAAATTGCTGTTCTGTAATTGCATTTAAAGCAGGATTTTCATTTCTAACAGGCATTCTAACTCTAAAAAATCTTGGTTCCTTTTGATTGCTTCCATCATTTGCATTGTCATCAATGTCAGAACCAAATACAAATAAACTATTTCTTTCTGAACCTTGGAATTTACCCATATGATAAACCTGTGTAAGACCAAAACTAGCTAACGTATGTGCTACCTCAACAGGTGCACTTGATGCGTTATCTCTTTGAGTTCTAACTGATAATAATTTTACTGTTTTAGATATACCTGCACCTGCAAAGGCAAAAGGATAAGTATATGGAAACCCACCTTCGCTACCTAAATCGTCTGCAAGTGCTACAAATAAATTGTTTTTATCTTGTGCTAATCCAGATATTCTTCCACCAAAACCTCTAAAGGTTGGTGCTTTAAACAAGAATGATTGGTCTTCAAATACATAAGAACCAGCAAAACTACCTTGTGAAATTTTAAAAAACGATTGGTCACCACCTGATGCAAAGATAGCACCACTTCTTCCTTGTGCTACTCTAAAGTTATGATGGTCTGGAAAAAAGTTTGCTTCCGGTTGTAAATCAAGAAACTTGTTAGTTGCTCTATCGTATTGTAAAAGACCATCTTCTCTACCAACATAAAGTAAATCATTAGAACTAAATAAGTTTACTATTGACCTGTCAGCATTTCCTGCTACTATTTCTGTTCCAAAATTAGAAACAGTTTCTGGATTAGTAGAAAGATTTATTGTATTAGCTCTGCTTTTAACTAAAGCTAAATCACCACTTGCGTTTCTTGCTACAGTAAAATATCCGGCTTTACTGTTAACATTATTTCCAGAACTTGCAGGGTCAGCCCATGTAGTTCCATTACTTGATATAATATAAGTCTGTTCTGTTTCTATAATCATGCTTCCTTCTGTGCTTGAGTCAGCTTTGTATTCACCTCTAGCTGCATATAAAACAGAATTACCTGTTGCTTGAGAATGATAACTAGCAAGACTTGTAATAGAATATGCACTATCCCAATAAACAGGTTTCCAGTAGTTTAAAGAATCATCCCATTGTAATATTTGTCTACCACATCCAACATAAACATTACCACCAAACTCTTGTGGCTCTGTTGCAACTACTCCACCTTCAGGGATAATTGAAAAATCATCTAAAGCAAAAGTATCCCCTGATGCACTAAATGTAACTCTAATTTCTATACCAGTAGTATCTGATTGTATAGTTACGTTTAAATCTGTAGTTGACGAACCAGATGATGTTATTGCTGTAAAATCTGTAGCCGACACAGCTTGAGATGATGTAGTAGGTGTGCTAGAACCTCCACTTTCTATAATACTAACTGTTGCTGTACCAGAACCAGATACTCTTTTTAGATATGCATGTAAAAATATTTTTCTTCCTTGAAACGAAGAAGCATTATTAAGAGTTTGAGTTACATATTGACTTGTTCCTGTAGTTACAACCTTTGCTCCTGATTTACCACTTCTTACATAAGTAGAAGTTGTGTCAGCTTCAAATGTCATTCCACTTGCTGATTTAGTCCAAGGTAATATTGAGAAGGAATCAGAAATTACAGTTTCAAATCTACCATTCCTAAGCATAGTATCTGACTCATCAATTAGATAACCAGTAGTTATCTCACCTTTAAACATAGCCAAAGCATCCTCTGTGTAGCCGTACACAGCCTTTGCAGCGTTTGCCTCACTTGCAGTACCAAACTGCTCTATAAACGATGCTCCAAAGCCTCTGTGCCATGTTTGCTGGTCTAATACAAGTCCTATATCTGGTGATTGTTGTTGATAGTTTGCTGAATCGCTAACTTGTCTTGGTGGTGCAGGAGAAACATGTTCTATCCTATAGCCACCGGGTAGGTTATTAGAACTCTTATGAAGTTTTACACCTACTACAGAGCTTGACCCATCTGTTTTGCTTAATACAATATCTGAATCAGACTTAGCAGTTGGCATTAGTAGACTCCTTTATATAATGCAATAGGAGCCATACTACCTGTAGAGGCATTAGCCATGTTCCTAAAATGACCAAACCTTCTTTGTGCAATCTGAAATTCAGTATCATCAAGTTGGTCAATGTCTTGCTGGAACCACAACATTGCTGCTGTTGCATATAATAATCTTAGTTGGTCACCTTCTATTTCCATAGTATCTGACCCTGATGACACAGAAGATAAGTTTCCCATGCCTCTAACTCTAAGCTGATGATTTGGTCCAGTCTTATGTCCATGTATAACAATGTTATCTTTTTCTTCTCTCCATCCTAATATAGGGTCACCTATAGGTTGAGGTAATTCGCTTTGACCTGCTGTTACAACAAGTTCGTCTGCATAAAATACAAAAGCATCAGTTGCACTTGTTACATGCAAACCAACTTTTACACTTGTGCCTAAATCTTTTGCATCTAAAGTGTGAGTTAATCTTTCCCAGCCACCACCACTATGGGTAGTTCCTGTAGAAATAGTGTCAGAATCTATTTGTATTCCAACAGAAACTCTACTTGCTGTTTTTGAGTACACCCACATACCAGCATTTATTTCTTCACCTTTATAATTAGTTCCACTAGGAACTGTAAGCAATGCTGTATTTACTGTACTTGCTTGTACTTGAAATTGTGCTGAAGATGTTCCACTAAATACCATCCAGTTGTCTGGAGATGAAACTTCTTCTTCTTGAGTAATACTTGTAAATCCTGAATTTACCCAATCAGCAGGAGTTGTAGAGTTAGTCCAAGTTTCAAAATCACAGTTAAGAGTTCCAACAATGTTATTGCCAAAAGACTTAGCATCTATTCTGGGTTCTTGAAATATCTGTCTTACAAAACCTTCTCTAATAGAAGTTGGTCTTGCATATTTATCCTGATGTCCTGCTAAAGTTAAAGTTCTGTCTTCTACATGTTTATACAATCTAGGAAATACATCTGAAGCAGCATCATTTAAACTATCCCTAAGTTGGTCAGGGTCATACCTGTAAAGCTCAAAAGTAGCCTGTGTGCTACTATCTGATGTCAAAGCAGTACCTGATACAGTAATTGTGCCAGAACTTGCTGCGTAATCTGTTACACGTCTTACAGTATCATCATTGTTAGCACTTGTAATTTTAATAAATGTATCTATCAATGCATCATCATTATTAAATCCAGAGTCTGTAAGCTCTGTAGAAACTACTGATGTATTTGCTGCAATAGCAGTTGTAGTAGTAAAAGACCCTATAAACGCACCAATATACCTTCCAAATTGAGGTAACATTGTATTTAGTGTAGTTGTTGCCATTAAACTGGAACCTCCGTAGTTTTCCCTGATTGAACGTCTACTCTTATTTTAAGTGGTCTTGTCAAGCCACTAGGTTCTGTTTTCATAAATAAAAACTCTTGTGCTATTACTTGACCTGTTACAGGGTCAGTAATATTAAAACTTTGAATAACAGGCATTCTTCCTGCCATCTTTCTTTTAGCTAAGTTAATTCTATTCTGTTCTATTGTTGTTCCTCTGTTGCGAGAGTCACGATGTTTTCTTACTTCTTCGTAAACTCTCTCTCCAGCTTTAGTATCATCAGAATGTTTTGTAGCTAAATCTGCTGCCATTTGGGCATGAGATTCTGTATCACCATAACCAATCTTGCCCTCTGGTATTACCATTTTCATTTTTCTACCATTTTTTTCAACAGTATGTTCTGAAACTGATATTTCAGGTTCTTCTTTAAATATATTATTTTTACTTGACTTGTTATACTTGCCCATTATTACGCTGTTCCTGTAATAACGACTCCATGTATACCATTGTTAGCAGTACCATAAGATACGTTAATAACAGAGTCTGTACTTGTAGCTTCAACCATTTTGATATTTCTCAATGTGTCTACACCATATATGCAAAAACTATCTCCTGCACTAATAAGCACACCCACAGCAGTTGCTGGGTCTGTGCCATCTAATCTGTATCTAATAGCTGCTGTTTCAACTGTAACTTGTGCAAAGTTTACATCAACAGGTACTGTAAGTGACCTTACAGTTGCATCTACTGCTAGCTTTTCATGTCCAAATGCCATGTTTTCTCCTTTATGCAATGAGAGGGAAAATCCCTCTCATTACACTAATTATCTTATGTAGCACCTGTTGTAGATGTCCAGTTTGACCCGTTCCATCTTACATGTGCTTGTAAGTTTTGTTCAATAACGCAAATTGCTGCATCAGAGTTGTTACCATCTCTAAGTGTGATAGCTTCTGCTGCATCAGCCGTGTTTCTAATCCAAATATCACCTAGCGAAGTAGTTACGCCAGTTTCAGAAGTATCTACATAAAGTAAATCAACTGTTCTACCAGAACCTGCTGGGTCCCAGTTTTGATATTTGTCAGTAGCTGCTGTGATTGTAAAGTCACCTGCTGCAATATCTTGCGTATTAACTGAACTGTATTGTAAAGTTCCTACACTCATTTATTCTCCTATTTTAGGTAATTTTATTTTTTGAGGTTTTGGTTTCTCCGTTTCCATCTTGGGGAGCTGCTCTTCTGTCTTAGATGCTACAACCTTTGCAGGGAGCTTCATAAGACCACCTTTCTCAAGATACCCAACGATGCTTTCTGGAAACATCCTTGCCTTGCTTCTATCTAACCGGACTGCATCACCATTAAGGGAGCGAGTAGGAAGATATATGTAAGCCATGGTAGGGTCATCAGACCAATCAGGTTCGGGAAGTTCTTTTAGATTGTTATCTTTAAGATGTTTCTCAAGAATATCATTCCATCTCTTCTCAAACTTAATTCCTTTAATGATGGTTTCCCATCTGTCTAATAAAGTAGTCATTTCTTTCTACCTCTCCTACCTCGTCTTCGCTTCCCAGCATTAACTTGACTAACAGGAGCAACCCTATCAGCCTTGCCGGAAGACGGAGAACCAATAATTTCTTCTTTAGTTTTGACGAATGCTTTTACATATTCATCAGAGAAGACTAATTTGTCACCTTGCAACTTAGATTTTCTTTTTACTTTAGACAGATAATGTCCAATCCTATCCGTTTTTACACGAAAAGGGTCACCACTTACTGAATCAAAGATTGTTGTATAAAGATGTTCTTCATTATTATCAATCTCTTTTATAAAGTAATCTTGTTGCTTAGTAGTCATTTAATCTCCTTATATAGCGTCTGAAGCTCCGAGCATTTCAACACCCCATGGGTCAGCTACTTCAGCTTCTCCCCATTCACCAACCATTACCATTTCGGTACCTCTTAGTGAAGCATCTCTTTCTTCTTCAGCTTCCATTTCATGTGCCATAGCCAAAGCTATTGCATCTGGAACGAAAATTGCTCCTTTAGAGTCACCAGAACCATCTCGTGTCAATACACCTGATTGGTAAATTGGAACACCAAAGGCTCTTTCATTTCCTCTAAAGTAGTTTTGTACCACATCAGCAGTAATACCTTCTGGAATAGGCTGTGCAGCCATACCAGTAGTTCCACCACCTTGGATACCAGTTACTTCTTGTACGAAAGCTCTAATCTGCTCTGGGTGGAATACACCACTTGGAGTTCCCGGAGCCATTCCGAAAGAAGCATTGTTGTCAGTTTTTAAGTAAGACACAGCACCTGCAACGTGGTAGTAAGTAAGGTAGCTTCCTGCTGCTCCGATTGAGTTTGAAAACCCATCAAACAGAGTTGTAAGGTCGCTTTCTAGCAACCTTCCTAAAGCTCCACCTTGTACTTCACCAACGTGTGCAAGTATGTCTTCGTTGTTTTGTCTAGAAAGTCTATCAGAAACAAAAGTCATGATTCCGTGTTCAGAAGCAGTAATGCTTGTCACAGTAACAGAAAGTTGTTCAGGAGCTGATATGTCAATACCTTCAGTAACTGCTACAGCATCGTTTCTACCCCAAATTGGAATGTTAACTTGCTTTGCACCTTGAGGAATATCATATCTACTCACTAACTGGTTTGTTGGACCAGCCGGTTCTATATTTGAAATTGCATTAGCAATAACAATTTTAGACATGTCTGACAGACTTGAACTTGACGATAATGTCAATCCACTTGCCATTGTATTTTTCTCCTAATTTTTAAAGGTTAGTATAACCTTGATTTTTTAATTCTTTTCTAGCTTGCCTAAATTGTGTTGCATCAATTTGGTTATTAGCCATCATTTCTGCTAAATCAGCTTGAGATGTAACTCTCCCTGAACCACTTTTAGGTGCACCAGAAGTAGACGGAATAGGTGCTTGTTCAACTTTAGGTTCCTCTTGAACTGGAGTTTGAGTAGCTGGAGCTGGAGTTTTTATTGCTTCAATATTTTTCTCTGCTAGCTTAATAGCTTGCCTAGTGTTCATACCTTCAGCATAACCTTTCCAAACCCTGCTATCCCTAATATCTATGTTCAAACCACTTTCATTAATTAAATCTTGAGTCATATTCGCTAAAACAGTTTGGTCTGCACTCATCTCTTGCTGAACTTGGGGTTCCTGTTTAGGAGCCTCTTGTTTTTTTTGCAGTTGAGATTTGTAATACTCTGCTTGTTCTTCAGGCGACATTTCTTGAATTCTAGATTCTTCAATGATTTTAGCTTGTTCCCTTAAAGGATTAAGCACCTCGTCTATTTGGTTTTTAAGTTCTTTTTGCTGTGATGCTGTCCAGTTTGCAAAACTACCTTTAAAACTATTTAAAGATTTAGTAGTAGCACTTTCAACCATCTGTTGAATTTCTTCGGGTGACAGAGGTTTTTCTTGTGCCTTAACTTCCTCCGTTACCTGTTCAGTAACTTCTTGTTCTACTTTTTCTGCAACTTGTTCAGCAATCTGTTGCTCTTCTGCCTTGACAGTTTCTTCTGAAGCCGTGACTTCTTTTTCTTCTAACATGAGCCGTAACCCTTTCTATTGTTTAAAATATATTTATAATCTACAACGAACCTTGATATTCTTCAAGTGTAAATGGTGTTGGATATCTCCAAACGTCTTCTTTTCCCTTATTTAAAGAGTTTTCTAATTTAGTTGTATAACCCCATCTGTACAAGAAACCATCAACTGATTTGTCTAATTTTCTAAGTTCTCTTCTAGCACCCCCTATTAAAGAATTCATAGTTCTTATAGTGGGGTAATTTTTTAATATTTCTGCTTTTACAGTTTCGTTTGGTTCTAATTTCCATCTTTTATAAGCCAAAGCATCTGATTCACTTACATCATTAATAACTGCTCTTTCTGTTTCTTTCCAGTAATATGCAAAATAATCTTTTGCAGCGTAATATTCAGCAACTATTGGTGGATGGTCTTTTGCAACAATGCTTCTAGCTTTTACATAATCTAAAACATTTTCAATACCTTTTTGTTCCCATCTATTTTTAAAATTTGTTATAGCTTCATCTCTAGCGTACCAATCTGTTTCTCCAGTTATTGTTTCTAATTCAGGATTTATTACAACAGCGTTTATGTAATCTTGATAAGCTACGTCAAGCACATCATCTTGATAATCTATTTTTGGAAGTGTTTCTTTTTCTCCTGCTATGTCAGTCCAATACATGCCAACTAAACTTAAATCACCTTCTTCTGTTCTAACTCTAAGGGTATTTCTTGAATCATAGTATTCATCACTTGCTGAAGCTAAATAAGTTGTTCGTAATCCTGCTGGGTCTAAAACACCTCTGTTTAACATTTTTACACCTTCTTCTACTTGAGAATTGTAAGTTTTTAATATTGCTTGTGATTCTTTATAATAATTATTTAATTGACCCTGAACTTCTGTGCCTCTTCTAGCAGATACTTCTTTAGATGTTGCTTCTAAAGTTTTTAAATATTCTGATTCTCTAGTAATTAAAGTTCTTTCTACGTTAGTTAAATCATTCCATTTTTTGCCATAAAACTCATCTGCAAATTCATCTCTTACTCTTCTTCTTTCATCAAATACATCTATTGGAGTTGACCTAAATCCAATAAGTTCAGCAGCTAAACCAGCTTTATTTAAATCTGTCCATTGATAATCTCCTGTTACAGGGTCTGTAGTAAATACATTTTCTGCCCAAAAAGGAGTAAATTTATTTCCAATATATTTTGCTCTTGAACTTAAATCTGTTTCTAAAGGTTCTCCAAGAAAGTTAGAACCTGTAATCAAATCCCAAGCTGTGCTACTTGTTGGGGAAGTCCTCCCCTTTAACCATGCTAATATTGGATTTGTTCTGTCTTTTTCAAAAGTTCTGTCTTCTGCAAAACTATCCCCAGTTTTACTTAACATTCCTAAGAAAGACCTGTAAAAACCCCCAAACCCTACATCACTATCACCAATTCTTAGACTCATAAAATCTCCTCTAGTTGGGTCTAATTTTGGTTCTTGTCCTAAAGAAGAAGCCATTGCAGTATAAGTTGTGGTTCCAAACATTGCTAATCCAAGCAAAGACCTTCTAGCTAATTTACCTTCTAAATCTCCTTTAGTAAAAGCAGTTGCAATAAAACTAAGACAAGCTCTTGTATAAGAAGGTGAAAAAAACAAAAATGCTCTTTCAACAGCTTGCTGTGATGCAGGCAATCCTAAAGCAGCAGAATCTATACCACCTGTTGATTTCATTAAAAAAGAACCTATTTGTTTTCTTAATCCTTTTACAACTTCATCTCTGCTTGCACCTTTTGATAAACCTTTTTCTATTATTTCGTCAGCTTGTCTTTCTATCATAGGCTCAAACACTTTATAACCTTCTAGCTTAATAACATCCCCTGACACATTAAAAGCTCTTTGAGCTCCTCTAAATGCAGCAGCCGGAGTGTTTAAAACAAAGTTTATTCCTTTTGCTAAATGTTGATTAGGTACAATTTTTTCAACTGCTGTTTTTAAAGTTTCTGATATACTTGATATTCCAGAAGTTCCTGCAAAAGCATCAACTGCATCTTGAGTAAACCTTATATTTCCATCATCTACAGCTCTTCTTATTAAGGCAGGGTCTTGTTTGCTCATAATATAAGCTATATTAGATTTATCTACAAAAGCTAATGCTGCAAATTTTATAGACCTACCATAAACAGCAAATAATTTTGGATTAACTGCTGTAGCAGCACCTAAAGTTACAAGACCTTGTAACATATGCCATGAAAAATCTAATCCAGTTCCAACAGTTCTTAATACATTGTTTGCTCTTTCAAATGTTGAGATACCTGACCAAAGTTTAGTTTCTGGATTAAAATCAAATTCTTTTGCAATTTGTTTAGCTTGTGCATCATCTCTAAAAAAAACATTACTAAATTGCTTAGGTTTAATTTTATTTTCTGAAACTAATCTATCTAAATCATTTAAATTAATAGAGTCTTTAGTGCTAAATCTTCTACCTACAGCATCTGCTACATCATTTTTAGTTATTCTTTTACTTTTGCTTAATCCACTTAACATTTCATAAAGATGTTTAGTGTTTTCATTGTCTAAAGATTTTATAGATTTTGCTGTAATTGGTCCTGTAGAATTTACTAAATCATCAAGTGCTTTTAAATTAACATCATCAAGAATATTTACACTTTCAATTTTTCCTATTTCATCAACAAATTTTTGATTATTTATAATATTGTCAATTTGTCTTTTTTGTAAAAGTAAAGCTGTACTTACGTTATTAAATTTCATATTGCCATCAATTATAGCTTGAGTTATTTCTTCAGAATTTAAATTTCTAGTTTTTTGAAATTGTTCTATTTCTTTAAAAGTTTTCTTTACTCCTGTTTTTACTTCAAAAGTATTTTTCATATTTCCATCAAATGCTTTTAAAACAGTTAATTCGTGAGGAAAATATATTTGTTCCATTTCTGTTGTATTTAAAAATTTTGCAACTGATTTTGATACTTTAATATCTTGAAATAAACTTGCTACAGTAAGTCCTGCCTTTTTAAGTAAATTTCTTTGAAATGCAAGTTGCCCCATAGCATGTGCTGCACCAATAATTATTTCATCTGGAACATTGTCAAATCTTACATATTTTTTTAAATCTAATGCTGTAAGTTCATCTATATACTTACCTTCTTGTTTAGCAATTACTCTTATTGGTTGAGTAAACATTCCTGATATTAAATCAGCAGAATTTAATTTTCCTTTGTATGTTTTTATTTTAAATTCGTCTGGAAAATTTTTTCCTAAAGTTTGATACACATCTTTAAAATCTGAATCTTTTAAAGTTTTTCCATTAACTTTTAATTGTGGAGTTAAGCCATCAACATCTAAAAAATTATTAAATACATCATCCATATCATCTTCTGTTGCACCTGCTCTTCTACCTGAATTTTTAAATGATACTGCTCCAACATTACCTTGGGTTATAGCATCAGACTCTCTAATATTTCTTCTTAAAATAGCTTGAGTAAGGGGAGTTTGTTTTAAATATCTTCTTGTTCTGCCAAATAATTTATCTGAAGTATAATTCCAAGCTGCAATACCTTTTCCAAAATAATTGTCTGCAACTTTGTCATTTGCTCTTTTAAATATTCCAAACAACCCTTTGTCTGGTTCTATAATTTCATCTACACCCATAGCCATTTCAGCTTCTCTAGTTGTTTTTGGTTTTGAAAAAGGAACATTTTTAAATAGGTTATCTGGGTCTACTGCATCTACACTATCTGCTATTTTACCTTTACTTGCTAAATATTTAGTTCCTTTTCTGGCTGCTTTAAACCCTTTTACAATTCCAAGACCTGTGTATGTAGTAGGGTCAAAACCAATTTCAGCAGCAAAACCTGCTCCCGGCTTTAATGCTTTGTCTTCTTTAGCTTCTAGATATGCTTTTCTAGTTGCTTTTGCATAATCAATCCAACTTCCACCAGTAAAGGGAATAGTGAATTTAGCAGCTCCCCAAGGGTCATTTGGGTCTATATTTAATAATTCTGCTCTTCTTTTTCTTATTCTTTTATAAATAGGCTCATCAATCCCTGAACCACCTTCTTTTATTTGGTCTTCTCTTGACCTTTCTAAAAAAGTACGATTATTTTCTTCTCCACCCGGCACATTTAAAGAATAAAAAGTAGCTGCTGCTAAATCTCCGGAAAAACTTATTGCATCAAGTGCTTTTTGCCAAAGTTTCCTATCTTTAGGTTCTTCCTTTTCTGATGGTATTTGCAAATTTGTATTATCAAAAGGATTTCTTTCATCTTCTTCTCTAGCAGTTGCTGCTTGCCTTGCAATATCTGCTTGCTGAAACCTTCTTACTTCTTGCAAAGATTCAGGATTTAATCTTCTTCTAAGATATTCTCCTGATTCTATATCTTCAATTTTTTTAAAAGGATTGGGAGTGGTCATTTAAAACCCTCTTGCTGCACCACTAAATGGGTCTGCTGAAGTTCCTCTTCTTAATGTTCTAGGAGCTAATACAGAACTTCCTACATTTGTTCCAAATGGAGTGCTTTCTGCCACACGCCTTCTTAATGCATCTTCACCATATATTCCTGCACCTGCTGCTTGTGCTAACTGCATACCTGATTCTAATGGACTTGCTTCTTGTAATTGTCTTGCACTTGGTGGTACATATCCTGACCCAGTTCCAGAAAGATTACTGGTAACTGTTTGGTTTGTACTAACCGGCATCATTCCACCAAATGGTTGGTCTACATTCATTTCCGTTAAAGGAATAGGTGCCTGACCAAATGGTTGACCCATAGCTGTTTGTTGTTGCTGAAATGGTTGTTCTTGAAACGCTTGATTCTGTAATTGATTTAAAAATCTTCTACCTTCTTCAGTTCCAGTAGCTAAACCAAAAGCAACAGGGTCAGAATATATTCCTGCTAAAGTCTGTTGAACTTGTGGTCTACCAGATTCTCTTAATTGTTGTAATCTAAAATCACCCAGTTCTTGTTCAAATTGACCCGGTGCAGTTAACAATCCTTCTGAAGCACCAATTAGGGATACGTTTCTTTCTAAGTCTGCTAACTCTTGTGGTGATAGTCTATCTGCACCTACACCCATGCCTCTAGTAGATTGTATCTGTTGAGATATTATGTCAGATGTTTGACCTTGTAATTCAGTCTTTGCTCTCAACTGTTCTGCATAAGCATCTAGAGCTGCTTTAATTGCAGGATTCTCAACTCGCCTAGTGTTTGTAATTTGATAAAATTCTACATTTCCATCTTCATCTGGCTGACCACTTCCTCTAACTCCTCTATAAGAAGGATTTGGTATTTGTTCTGTTTCAGTAACATCTACAAATAAATCTTGATTTTGAAATAAATCTATAGGGAATCCCGGCAACGAATCAGTTGTTAAACCAAAAACACCTGTGTCAATTCCAAAGTTATCAAAAAGTTCATCTAAGTTACCCGGATTTACAGAAGGTTGTACATCTACAACTTCTGGTTCAGGGTCAATAGGGGTAACAAATCTAGAATCACCATTTTCTGTTTGGGTTCTAGGGTCTATGTCAGTTCCACTAAACATACCAGTACCCGGAGCAAAACCCGGTACCATTCCTGCTTCTTGTCCTATTCCCGATGGGTCAACAAAAGGTGGTGCAACTGCTGGAGGTGCTGTTCCATCTTGTTCAAAATCAAATCCTTGTGTTTGGTCAGCAACCTGTTGGTCTGTATCATCTCTTTTTGAAGATGGAAGATATAGTCCTGTTGTAGGGTCTGCTATTGAATTATTAAAATAATTTCGTACTACGTCTTTTTGAGTTACACCCGGAGTTATTTTAGAAAGTGCTTGTGGTATAACAGTAGAAAGTGCTGTCCAAAAAGTATTTGCTTCAGATAATTTATCAAAATCAATTCCTCTTCCAACAACTTCGTTAGCTTTTGTCCAAGAAGAAAGATAAGGATTGTAAGTTATATTTTCTCCGTTAACATTTGCAGTTCTTGTTGCTTCTGTTAAATAATCACCTAATTGTGAATACAATAATCTTTGTTCAGCAGGAATTCCTTTTTCTGTTAAATCTCCTATAGTCCTGTTGTTGTACATAATAAAATCATCGTATTCAATATCAGACCAACCTTTACCTTCTTCAAAGGCATTAGGAGTTACAGGAATTTCAAAATTTGATGCTAAAAAATTATTGCCTTCACCCGGTAAAACTAAATGATAAACTCTTACTGTTTCACCACCTTTTGAATATTCATATAATCTGTAATTTGAACCAGAATCATTTGTTCTATTAAAATTTCCACTAGGCTGGTCTTGTACAAGTCTTTTAGACCATCCACCAAAAGCTGGAGAAGTTTCACTTGATTTAGCAATCGCTTGTGCATTTGAATCTTTTAAAAATAAATCCATTTCTTGACCTTCGGCAGTTTTATTATGATTTCTTATCCAATATTCAGCAGTTCCTGTGTCAATATCTCCATCCTGTATCATGTCTACCAAAACACTAGAAGGGTCTACTTGCCCACTAGCTTTTGCTGAAAAAAAATCTCCCTCTGTAATTTTTTCAAATATCTTGTCATTTATGTTTGATATTTCTTTATCTCTAAATTCTTGCAAATTTTTTACTTCTTGTTCAGCTTGAATATTACTTGTAAAAGTCCTTTCACTTTCTGGTGCAAAAGGTACATTAGGATTACTTGCTACTGACATATCAGCTATTGATTGAAGTTGCAAAGATGGGTCAGTTGTTTGACCTGCTTGAAAAGGAGAAACTGAAGGAGAAAGTGCAGGAGTTGCTTGTACACTTCTTGTTAATTGATTATTATCTGGCAAAAAAGGTGACTCGCTTAAACCTAAATCCTGAACAGTTTGTAAATTGTTACTATTGCCACGATTAGCATCAGATACACCTAAAACTCTTGCACCACTTTCTTGCGTAAAAGAATTTGCTATTCTTATTGCTTCAGCTTGGCTGCTAGCATTAATTGGTTCGGTATATTGCCTTCCATCATTTCCTAATAATCTTATCTCGTATATTGCCATATTTATTTCTCAAAGAAAGGGTTGCTAAATGTTTGCCCTACTTGTTTTTTCTTCATTTTTGGCAAATCAGGTTGTACATAACTACCTAATACACTCTCTGACTCTTTAACAAAAGATTTTATCAAATCATCAAAATGTCCGAAAGCTGTAGGTATTGTTTTATCTGTTTTTCTTGCCATCTATCTCATCCCCGGTGGTAAGTCAGAGGTCGGTACTCTTCTGTTTCCTGTTCTAGCAGGAGAAGATATTTCTCTGGCTACCAAGTCTTGTTCTTGCAAACTACCCGGAATCACCGGTCTAGTATTAGTTTGCACTCTTTCTGCTTCAGATGCAAGTGTCCTTGCCGGCTGATTAGTCGTAGAGAACTGACCAGCGTTTGGTTGCTGGTTATAAATACTCTGTGCAATTTGATTAGCCTGCTCTCCACTTGTTTGACCACCACCGGCTGCTTCAACAATCTGTTGTAACAACGGAACTCTCTCTGCTGCTGCTTGCTGCAAAGCCATCTGTACTTGTTCTGATTTTAAGAATTGTTCTGCAAGTATCTTAGATTTAACTTCAAATGCATTTGATACACCTGCTTTTCTAAGTGCAGTATCATGGTCTGTAAATCCTGACAACCACAACTGGTTCCACAAGTTTAACTTTCTTTCCTGTTCTTCTGGAGAAGTAGGAGTAAGTTGCACCATGTTTACATAGTGACCTCTTATGTCGTTTGGTTTAATAACTGCATCTAATGGTCCAGTTTCTGTTTTTCCAAATACAGTTACCTTATCTTTAATTACATTTTCAACAATATTTAAAATAATTGAGTTTCTATTTTGCAGTCCTCTTTGTGCTGCTTCAACGTATGGACCAAAGTTCAAAGCTGCAATACCTGCTAAAACTGCTGTATGATAACCACTAGCAGCACCTTGTGGTCGTTCTCCCCTGACCACAGCAGGTGCTGTGTTTGCTTCAATAGATTGACTCATCATCTGTTGAGCAATATTAATTGAAGCCGGTGGCTCAACAACTCGTGATGGATTTATACTTACATTCTGTGGTACAAAGTTTTTTGCACCCGGTGTTTCTTCGTACATTTCCATTACTTGTTCTGTTATACCCGGTGGACCAGTAAAGTCTTTAGTTTGCCAAGCACTCTGTGCAACTATGTCAAGATATTGAGATGCAAGTCTTGACTCTGCTCTCATCATGTCAAAGTTGCCATGCAAGATTCCTCTATACAACTCTTCTGGTTTAACACCTTCTGTAAATAATCCTGTGTTAGGATGATAAATAGTAAATGGCAAAGTATTGTAACCATGTCGTTTAGGTTCAAGTGCCCACTTCTCATCAGCCATGTAAGCAACCTGTGAGTATGTCCATACTTCTACGAACTCTACAGTTCCTGTAAGTTTACCTTTCCAATTTGGAAAATGTGCATTTACCCATTCTGCTTCTACTTCGTAAAAATGTATTACCCATCTAGGGTTGGGACCATTGTTAGTATCCCAAACCATCATTTTAGGATTGACAGCACTTGATTGCATTGGAAAGTTTATATTTCTTTTGTCAAGTATGTCGTTTAGTTTTTCTTTATATTCTGCAATGTTTTCATCATTCTCTGGTGGTTCTGGAAACTCTTCCCATTTATTTGCAGCAAACTCTGTTTTCTCAAATGCAATTCCATAAAGTGCCATGTGTTTTGCAATCTCTCTTCTAGTTGGAGTAAATTGTTCAATCATGTGATTTGCACCTGTTAAAAACTTCTCCATGTTTTCTGCTCTTGCCTGACCCCTTGCTCCGGGAGCAGGTACAGATATGTCAATAAATTGTGGAGTAACGTGTGCAACTAGAGAGTTTACAACAGACTGTGCTGTTCCTAGTCTAAGCATTGTTCCTGTTTCAGGAATAGAGAAATCAAATCTGTTTAAATAAAAATCTTCTGACTCATTACAGTTATCATAAAATTCTCTAAACTTAAATCTTCCCTCTTTTAATTTTCCAATAACCCATTCTATTGATACAAATGGTTCATCAATAGGGTTGGCTGCTTCTCTAGCTATATCTTCTTCTGGCTTTGCTTCTTCTGATAATTGTCCGTATGTTGTAACCATATTATATGCTTCTTATAGTTTGCATGTAATCTTCCATTGATATACCTGCTTCTTCTAATTGTTTTTCTTTTCTAGCCTTCTTAACTCTTTGAAGTCTAGAATTTTTATTTATGTAGTTTGAATTTGCATTCATGGGTATGATTCCCGAAATAGAAGTAGGAATAAATCTGTCACCAGTTACTCCTTCCATTGCAGGGTCACAAGCCATCAATGATAAACATTCTGCATCCACCCAGTCATCATGTGCACCAGACACGTTATAAAAAGTGTGTCCTCTGTTTGCACTTTCTTTATGCCCTATGTCTTCCAACTGACTTATCAGTTTAACCCAATTTTGGGGGAAAGACACAGTTTCCTTTTCTAAAGATATAGCATAATCTAGAAATAATTGATACTTTTTTTGTGGAGTAAAATTATATCCCACTACCGGAATACTCTCTTCCATCAGTTCTCTGTAAAGTACATCTTCTCCAAATTTACCACCAAGTCCTGTTGAATCCATATATATTTCCTCAATTCCCCATCTTACACTTAAAGCCTTAATTGTTTCTACCTGTAAAGACCAATCAGTCTTTTTTAATTCTACAACTGCAACCGACTCTCTAGTTTGCCTGTCTTTAACAATCATAACTGTAGGGTCATTAGTTCTTCCCAAGTCAAGTCCTGCAACATAGTGCCTTCCTTCTATTGGTCGTGCAAGTTCTACAGCACCTTTGGAATATGCAGCTTCAATGTTCGTAAAGAAGTTACCTGCACCCTCTGGTTGCTTTGCCATGTAGAATCTTTCCCATACAGCTTCTGTAAGTGCCTGTTTCTCATCTTCAATCTCTTCCCTGTCTTCTTGAGTTAATCCTGTATTATCAAATGTAGTTGCATGAAAATATGCTCTTCTTTTAGTTGGGTTCTCTCTTGATATCTTACAGTTTCTTGCAAACCAATGTTGCGTAGATTCTGGGGGAACACCTTCAACTATTGCTCTT